CCAGGTTATTCAGATTCTAAGGTTTTCCAACTTATTCGAGGTCGTGGGATGTCTGCGAATTTCGAGGTAAAGTTTTCAAATGAAGCCTGTGTGCATTCTGAAACGTGTGGATGTACAGTAATTGTGATGGGTAAAAGTCCCACCGTGGAGGGACTGCGAGTAGAAAGTTCCACGGGCACATCGTCTGAGCGGTATAAGGATTGTGCAAATCAAATTGAAATGTGGTTGCAAGGCAAAGATTTTGGTCCTGGGTCTGGTGTGATTGGTGAGGTGGAGTATTTCAAATCCATCCTTCCGCCAGACTCAAATGTGACACTTATTGAGTCTCCAATTAAAGAAGTTACACCTCATTTTCCGGATTCAGCTCACTTATTCTCTGTGAGTAAAATTGTTGATCGAGCCCTTCGGAATACAGACTATCGGTACTTTAAAAGTAAGTATCCTTATATGTCAGTGTCTTGGGGCTTATTAGAGCGTGAGGTTTGGCATCGGTCGAGTCATGTTCCGTCTTTGTTTGCCTTATGTCTTCGACAGCAGTCTGCTTATCATTGGTGTCTTGGTACGACCAATGGACGACCTCATGTCTATGCTGCAATGGCAAACTTGTATCCGCGAAAGTTTGCAGAAGCGTGTGCAAGTGTAGCTCGTCCTCGGATGAAAGGTGAACAAATTGAGCCTATGAAGCATGCTCAAGAGGCGATTGATCATATGTACCGTTTAATGAAAGTTGACTTGTCGAAGCCTGAATCCGTGCCGTTCTCAATGAGACCTCTTACTAATATGTTTTTAGGGGCCTCAGCAGGGCGAAGTGGAGCAGTAAATTATGAGATTGATGCTACAGCAGATATGCCTTATCCTGTTAAAGTTTCTAGTGCTGGGAAGAAGATTGAACATTTCGAACAGTACTTGAATGATATCATTGAGTATCTTCGATCAGGGAAAGAACCGAATATTGAGTGGACTCTTCCGCCAAAAAATGAGAATGGTTTTACCTTTTCGAAGCAAAATAGTGATGAAGAATGGGCTGCTGTTGAGAAGAAGTTGCGAGTATTTAATATTCCTTCTGGAATTTATATTATGCTCGAACGTCTTGTATCTATGTTTCGTCATTTGAAAGAAAGAGGTTGGGCAATTCGTATTGGTCATAAATGGTCTCATGCAGGTGCAGATATTATCGCGAAGTGTCTTGGAATCGATGCTTCGAACATGTTGAAGAAGGTACTTGTGGAGGGAGATATTGAGAAATTTGACCAAGGTGTGATTGAAGATATTATTAACCTTTATTATTCTACTATGCATGTTCATCAAGCTGATGATGAAGAACGAAAAACCTTTGAAAAGATAACTAAATTTCTCCTAAAAGTAATGTTGCAGCGTGTGACTCGCATTTTTGGAGATGTTTGGGGTATTATTCGTGGAGGGGTTCCTTCGGGAGCCTATAATACAAGTCATTTGGACTCCTGGGTAATGCTCTTTTATTTCTGTATATTTTGTGTTTTTACGATGAACTCTGTAACCGATTTAGCTGTCCGTGAGAAGCTGGAATTGGAGTTTTTGAGTATTGTGAAGGCCGTGGTGTACGGTGATGATCATCTTTATAATAAAGGAGAAGGTTTAGCAGCGCATCATTTTTCTGGAGTGGCGTTTGCGGACTTTTTAAAGACGCATTTTAATGTAAAATTACGAGATCTTCGTGATGGCATTGCGTTTGTGTCCCAAGTGAAGGATGGTTGGTTGATCGAGAGAGGAGCTACTTTCTTGAAACACCAATTTATAATTAACCCTGATACTTCCTTGGGACAGCCTTTTTTTTTGCCTTTTAGAGAGAGTCGTGAGTTTTTAGTCCGAGCAATTTGGGGTCGTGAGACGAGATCCCGAGATGAGATTGATGTTTTATTGTCTATTCTTGGACATGCCTATGGTACGTATGCAGCAAATCGAGATGCCTATGATCGGCTACATTTGCTGTATTCAGAAATTGTTAGTATTATTGGTCCAGAAAATTTGCAGAATCGCTTGCTAGAGCGGATATCTGTGGAAGATTTAAAGAAAATTCGTCAGTTGGGCATGACCTCACAGGAGTTGGTGTCAGGGTTCCCCTTGTGGGAAATTTTAGTCCAGAAAAATGTGTATGATTCTACTTATCAGGATACGACTTATTCCTCTTATGAGTACCTAGAGGATTTTGAGTCAAATTCGGAGTTAGATTTCTGTTAGTTGCGTTGTCAATTTATCTGTTCGATGTGTGTTGAGGTAGTTAAGATCTTAAAAGTCCACTCACTTGTCATCGAATAGG